ATGGCTGGCTTCAAGAACTCCGAAGAGTTCTTCAAAGATCCGGCCAAGACCCCGCCGGCGCCGCCCGCCCCGCCCGAGCCGCCACCGCCGGACCCGGCACTTATCCTGGCCCAGGCGCAAGCCAAGGCCGAAGCCGACAAGATTGTGCTTCAACAGCAAGAACTTGAACTCAAGAAACAGGAAGCCGTGGCCAAGGACGACCTTGAGCATGACAAGCTGGACGTTGAAGTTATGCTTCGCGCCAAGGAACTGGAACTCAAGTATAACGCCCAGGTCAACACCGCCGAAATTAAGGCGATGGTTGATCGTGACCGCGCCGCCATGAACGCTGTCAACCAGCAGCAGATGGCCGCGCTCCAGGCCCAGTTACAAGCCCAAGCGCAGACTCAAGCCCAGCCGCAAATGCCGCCCGAGGGAATGAATGGACAATTCTGAAGACATCATCCGTCGCGGCGCTGAAGCCGAGCGTTTGCTAAACCATGAACTTCTCAAAGAATCTTTTGAGAAAGTGGCTACCCATATCACTAATGCGTGGGCCACGACTTCACCTCTCGAAGTCGAGGCGCGCGAAAAGCTGTACCTGAAACTTCAGGTCTTACAAGAAGTCCGAGAACACCTACGGATCACGGCGGAAAACGGTAAGTTTACCAAGTCGCGATTAGAGAAACTCTCGGAGTTCACCAGTCGAGTGGCTGGTTACCGATTCGGGCGATAAGCCCATTTTGCAAAAAGGTGTTACAATATGAGCAAATCCGACACACTACCTAGCGGTGGAATCGGTATCAGCGAAGCGCAAAGTGCCATTTCTAGTATGCTGGCCGCCGAAGATGGCGACAACCAAGCCCCAGAACAGGACGAAGCGTTGCAAGCAGACGAAGATTCCTACGAGGAAACTTCCGACGCAGAAGAATCCGATGATGTCGAGGACAACGGCGAGGCACCCGAAGANCNCGACAACGACGATTCCGAGTACGACGAGGANGCNGAGCCAGGCGAGCAAGAAGACCAACCTCAAGAAATTGTTGTCGAACTTGACGGCAAACAGGTTACGGTTGACGAACTCAAGAAAGGTTATCTGCGCCAGTCGGACTATACCCGTAAAACTCAACAAGTGGCTGAGGAGCGTAAGGCTCTGGAAGCCGAGTTGAGTGTTATCCGGGAAGAACGTTCGCAGTACGAACAACTTTTACCCGCGTTACAGCAACAGCTGTACACGATGGCGAATCAAGAGCCGGATTGGGAAACTTTGTATCAACAAGACCCCATTGGCGCGATTCAGGAAGAACGCAAATGGCGCGTTCAAATGCAACACCGTCAAGAGCAACTTGCGGCCATTCAGGCCGAACAAGCCCGCCTTAACCAGTTGCACCAGAACGAGCAAGTTAAGCAGTTTGAGCATCATTTGACCCAGGAACGTGAGTTGCTGCTAGAACGTATGCCGTCATGGAAAGACGCGAAAGTAGCCAGCGCCGAACGTACTAAAGTCAAAGAATATGCCCAAAAACTCGGATTCTCGGCGGAAGAATTAGACGCCGTTACCGACCATCGTGCGGTTCTTGGCTTGTATAAGGCCATGAAGTACGATGAAATGCTTGCCAAGCGGAATCAGGCCAAACCGAAACAAACGGTTCCTGTATCCAAGCCGGGTTCAGCCAAAGTGGGTAAAGTTACTTCAGAAGCGAATCGTGATAGGCAACGCCTCGCCAAAACGGGTCGCGTCCAAGACGCCGCCCGTCTGATTGAAAAACTTCTCTAACTTCACTTTTTAAGGAATCAAAATGTCTGCTATTACCAACACCTACTCGCGTTACGACGCGAAAGGCATCCGCGAAGACCTCGCCAATGTCATCTACAACATCTCGCCGGAAGACACCCCGTTCACCAACAACATTGGTCGCGGCACCGTTTCCAACACCATTTTCGAATGGCAAGTCGATGAACTGGCCGCCGCCGTTGACAACAACGCTGTTGTTGAAGGCGACGACGTCACCTCGTTCACCGCCGCTGTTGCCACCGACCGTCTGGCCAACTACACCCAAATCAGCCGTAAAGACGTCCTGATTTCGGGTACCTTGGAAAAGCTGGACAAAGCCGGCCGTCGTTCGGAAATTGCCTATCAGCTGTCCAAGAAAGGCGCCGAACTGAAGCGTGACATCGAAGCCGCCGCGCTGGCTAACCAAGCCGCCGTTGCCGGTTCCATGCCGTCCACCGCCCGTCGTACCGCTGGTCTGCCGGCGTTCCTTCGCACCAACGACAATCGTGGTTCCGGCGGTGCCGATCCGACTGTGTCGAATGGCCTGGTCAATGCCGCTGCTACCGACGGTACCCAGCGCGCGTTCACCGAAGCCATGCTGAAAGACGTCATCCAGAAAGTGTGGACCGAAGGCGGTACCCCGAAGATGCTGATGGTTGGCCCCGGCAACAAAGTTGTCGCCTCGACCTTCACCGGCATCGCCGACATCCGCTTCAACCTGACCGCCCCGAAAACGGCCGCCATCATCGGTGCCGCTGACGTGTACGTGTCCGACTTCGGCCAAGTGTCCATCGTTCCGAACCGCTTCCAGCGTAACCGTGATGCGTTCGTTCTGGACCCGGATTTCGCCGAACTGTGCTGGCTCCGTCCGATTACCCAAGTCGAACTGGCCAAAACCGGCGACGCTGAAAAGCGTATGCTGATTGGTGAGTGGGGCCTGAAAGTTAAGCAACAAAAAGCCCACGGCATCATCGCCGACCTGTCGTAATCTGAAGAAAAGGAAGGGGCCGGCCAACCCGGCCCCTAACTTCCTATGACTGATAAACGCTTATTTGATATTGATCCTCTTACCGGCTCCAAGCGGTATTTCAGCTACGACGATGAAACTGAGGAGTGTACCATTGAAACGGAACACGACATCACTAACATCGTTGAACTCAACAAACAGCGTTACAACAACGTCGATGAAAAAGCGCGGTGGGGCGACGGCCAGTTAGTGGCCAGCATCCCGCTTCCGCTTTACTTTGATCTTAAAGCCAAAGGCATTATTGACGACCAGAAAAAATTCAAAGAATGGCTTAACGATAGCGATAATCGTCACTTCCGTATGCGTCCGGGTAAAATATAATGGCCATCTCTACTTATTCCGAGTTAAAAACAGCAGTAGCCGACTGGCTCAATCGCGCCGATCTGACTGCGGCAATCCCCAATTTTATTCAACTGGCCGAGGCCAAGTTCAATCGTGAACTGCGTACTCGCCAGCAAGTCAAACGAGCATACGCCACGTTGACCGGGCAATACATCCAAATCCCTTCGGATTGGCTGGAAGCCATCAATCTGCAACTAAATGTCACCCCGGTCCGTGTTCTGGACTTCGTGACGCTAGACCAGGCGGATCGGATTCGGGCCAACCGTTACGGTGAAACCAACGCGGACACCTACACCATTGTAGGCGACCAGCTGGAAGTTGTTCCCCCGGTGGGAACCAACACCGAAATCGATATGACCTATTACATGAAAGTGCCGGCGTTGTCCGACGGCAGCCCGACCAACTGGCTTCTGACCGCCTGGCCGGATCTGTACCTGTATGCCACCCTTGTCCATGCGGCCCCGTATCTCAAGGAAGACGAACGCGTCGCCTTGTGGAAAGGCATGGCCGACCAACTTCTTGAGGAAGTCCGTCTAAGCGATGAACGTGCAAAACATTCTGGTGGTCCCCTACGCGCGCGCGTACGCGCCATTGGTTAATCCATGGCCCTGATACTGAAAGACCGGGTAAAAGAAACGACCACGACTGTCGGCACGGGTACGCTTACGCTTGCCGGGGCTTCGGATACGTTTGAGCCGTTTTCCACAATAGGCAACGGCAACACTACGTATTACGCCATCGTCGCTCAAGGCAACGATAATTGGGAAGTCGGCATTGGAACTGTCGGCACAGGCACATTGAGCCGTGACACGGTTCTGGCCTCGTCCAATTCTGGTGCTAAAATTAGTTTCCCAGCTGGCACCAAGGACGTATTTGTAACGTACCCGGCTGGCAAAGTGGTCAGCAAAGACGATGCTACCGGCATCAACAGCGGTATCAGCCTCGCCGACTATGTGGACTTTGACACCGCCGCCGCCCCAGCCACCGCCGTTGGCCGCCTGTTCTGGAACGACACTTTCGGCACCCTTGACATGGGCCTGAAGGGCGGCAACGTAACGCTTCATCTGGGCCAAAAGCAAGTAACCCAAGTAATCAACAAGACCGGGGCCAGTCTATCGGCCGCCAACTATCAAGTTGTAAAGATTGATGGCGCCCAAGGCCAGCGACTTAAA